TGACCTTGTTGCCGGTGAGATTCTCAAATCAAAGCCGCACAACACCGAAGCTTTCGAGCTTTTCGAGGAGGGTTTGGTTGCGGGTCGTTTCGTCAAGCACGACACTGGCAGCATTGATATGCTGGATAACTCGGCCACTCCCGTTATTGCCGGTGTAGCACGCCGCAAGCTCACTGGTGCAATTGAGAACAACGGCTTGTATACCAAACTTGGCTTGGCTCCTGATCAAATTGCCGAAGTGCACAACTTTGGTTATGTAACCGTTGAAGTTGTTACCGGTCAAACCCCCGCCAAGTATGGCCAAGTGTACGCAGTTAACGCTGCTGCATCGGGCGCAAACTTCGGCAAGGCCACCACCGTATCAACTAACAATGTCGCTGTTCCTGGCTGTGTATTTTGGGAGCAGAAGGCGCCAGACGTTTGGCTGGTTGTAATCCCTAAATACTTGACTGGAGTGTAATCAGCCATGAAAAAGACACCTATTGCTACAGCAATTTACAACTTGCAATCTTTCGAGAAGGCGGCTGTATATGCTCAACAAAACTTTAAGGATGCGGGCGGTATTGTTCTTGCTCGCAACCTTCAGCATTTAAGTGCTGAGATTTTTACCCAGGAATATCCTGATTTGGTTTTGCTGAATCAAGGTATCACTGTCAATAACGAGGGTGGCTATGCGACTTCAATCCAAAAATTGAAGTTGGGCATTTCCGGTGACTTCCGCGAGGCGGGCACCAACACCGACACCAACGGCAAAATTACGCTGATTGGTGAGGATGACACAATCCCGACTTTCTTCCTTGATGCTCACTCAGAATGGTCTGAAATTGAATTGCGCCAGGCAGAGCTTGCAAATATCAGTTTGCCCGCGCGCCTTATCGCAGCTCACAATCAGCGCTATAACGAGAAGATCGACGAAATCGGTTTTACTGGACAAGTGCGCACTAACGGCACTCAGAAAACTACCGGCATGCTTAATTATACTGGTTGGGATTCTGATAACGCTGCAGCGGCTGCTAGCGCCCTTACTGGTCCAGAGCTGTACCAAGAAATCGCCGACCTTATCACCCGTCAATGGGCTAACGTTTACAATACCACTGCATTTATGGCGGATCGCGTGTTGATGCCTGATACTGTTTATAATATTGCATCAACCAAAATCCTCAATAGTGCCGGTTCTGAAATGTCGGTTCTGGCAGCGTTGCGCGCAAACTTCCCAACCGTTACCTTTGGTCTTACCACTAAGGCGCGTGTTGTTGGTGCTAACTCTGTCACTATTGCTTTCAGCACTAATCGCCAAGGCATGCAGTTGCGCTTACCGGTGCCGTTGAATATTTCTGATATTCATCAGCGCGGCTCGAAATACTACGTTGAGTCTTATTTCGGTATCGCCGGTCTTGATGTAATCGAGGACGGTGCGGCAGCAGTATTGCGCGGCCTTTAATTATTACGCGCACGGACGCGCAACCAATCGGGAATAAAGTTATGAGCAACATTGAACAGTTACGCGAAAAAGCAAAAGCCCTCGGCATTGATGTTGATGGCCGTTGGTCAGAGGCTCGCATTCAGGCAGAGATTGAAACCGTAGAGGCTGGCGGCAAAGATGATTCAAAAGATGAATCAGTCAAAAATAAACATCAGATTGACAATTCGGACCTTGAATTGAAAATTCTTGAGCATGAGGAAACCATTGAAAGCCTGAATAAGACCATTGCTGACTTACGGGAATTGGTAAAAGGCCAAGATGAAATTATTGCCGGTTTGGAAAAAAACGTGCAAGAAACTAAAACTTTGGTTTCGCGCGCGACCAATACCGAACCGGGCGACTACACCAAGCCTTTCGTGATTAAAAACTTGACACAAAACAGTGTTAAATCGCTTGGCTTGGCTGGTGGCGGATCGGTTGTTATTGGTGAGGATAAGATTGGCGACGAAAAGCTTATCAAGCGCATTAAGCACGGCATTGCCATTGGCAATTTGGCTCGGGGTTAATATGTCACTGACCGACGATTTTATTGCGCGTTTTCCTGAGTTCTCGCAGGAAATCGTCGATCAGTACCTTCCAATAATTGAAACCTATTGGCAGTGCTATTACGGATACCCTTATGAGGGTTGCTATAAGGAGGCTATCCTTAATCTCATTGCACACCTGTTGGTAATGGAGACAACGCCAGGCAGTGGACACGTGAGGAATGTCACCAGCCAGTCGGTAGGTAGCGTCTCTGAAAGCTTTGAGGCCGCCAGCTCAACGGGCGCAAACTATGACCTGTTCGGTTTCTCAAAGTACGGGCAGAGATTTTTGTTTTTAATTCGACGATCTTATGGTCCTAGATTTGTATGACGCCAGAACAATTTCTTCAAAGAACTGAGGCATATTTGGCGGCGCTTGAGGATGCGAAGGACAAAATAGTAAAGGTGGGGTTGCCCGCTGAAAAAGTTGGTAGCAAGATTTACGGCGATGGAATCAGTGTAATAACTGTCGCCGCATGGCATGAGTATGGATTTGGAAATAACCCGGTTCGCTCATTCCTTCGGGTACCGTTCGCACAAAAGCAAAATGAATTATTCGCCTACATTAATAAGCAATTTCAGCTTGTTTTAGATGGCAGAAAGGATGCGGAAACAGCCTTGAACTTTGTCGGTATATTCGCAACCAACATCAGCAAGGAGGCGTTTACCACGTCGGCAGGCGGAGCATGGCCGGCAAATACAGCCTACACCATTGCCAAAAAAGGCAGCTCAATGCCGCTTATTGATACCAGCGTTTTAAGAAATTCACTTACTTGGGCGGTAATCAAAGAATGAGTCTGCCAAATTTATCTGGTCCTGTTGCCCGATGGTCTTCGCCCAGGGTTTTAAAATCCGAAGTTATCACTACCGTTGATTTTGTTGAGACAAAAACTGTAACCGTCATACCTGGCGTTTCCGCAATGATTCAGGTGGCCGATAAAACAAAGCTAAATCCTGCATCGATTGATTGGTCGCGCGATTACATTCTTGTGCACAGCCTTTCACCTTTGCCACTTGGCACATATATTGAATATCGCGGGGAAGATTTCAAGCTTGTATCTGGTGGCGGTAACTGGGCTGATTATGGTTACCATGAAGTAGTCGCGGAGCAGACCAAGCTTCCGCTCAAGGTGCCAACATGAATCCGCTTATTAAGCTGCAGCTATTTATTCGTGATCTTATTTCTCATCCAGAATCAAAGATCAAGCGCGGGCGCGTCAACTTTGTGCAGGCTGATTTCGAGACTGATTACATAGTTGTGGATGGAATAGGCCAAGCCGTTACCTTATCAAGATCAGAAAAGTTTGATCCAGTGGAAGAAATTATGACGCTATCCCGCCGGATGTCAAAGCCGTGTACAATCGATTTCTATGGTGCCGCAGCTTTCACCAATTCGGACAAGTTTGTCGCTATGATGGGCAGTGAGTTAGCGCGCGACCTGCAAGAAACTATCGGCGTAACCGTTGGAAGTGTTAGCAATATCACGGACGTAAAGGCATTGACAGGCCAGCAATATGGCGAGCGCCTACAGCTATCGTTAAATATGCAGTACAATATCAGCACCGCTATATCAACCCTGCGAATCGATGAGACGCAGCTAGAATTCCATCAAGGCTAGAGGCTTAACCAATGGCAAATATTAGCAATATCGTAAACGTAGCGCTCTTGCCAGAGGGGAGTGCTGCTGCTACCGACAATATGAACGTTGTCGCAATTATCACATCAAATCAAGATGGCCCAATTAATTCCGCAAAACGCTATGAGCTTTATACCGACTCGGCAAGCGTGGCGAATGACTTTGGCAGCGCCTCGGATATTTCGGCTTTCGCAAATACCTTTTTCGGCACCAAGCCAAACCCTGTTAATGCAGGCGGTGTCTTGGTTGTTGGTTACTGGCGCGGAGCTTCCGAGACTGTTCCGGCATCAAGCGGTGTTTTGCGCGGCGCTCAGATTGATGAAGTTAATGTGCTGGCAATTTTGCAGCAGATTGAGAATGGTGCATTTAATATCACCGTTGATGGTGACGCCGAAGTAATTAACGGCTTGGATTTCCGCACTGCCACCACGATGGCGGAAGCTGTAGCGCTGATTAATGCAGAGCTAACCCAAGCAACCGCCACCTATGATGATATGCGCGTAATCATCACCAGCGATACGACTGGCGCAACTTCGGTTATTGATACCTTCGCAACTGACCCAGGCGGCTCAACTACCTTTATCGGCGAGCTTTTAAATATTGCCTCTGGTACTGGTGCCGGTATCACTGCAGGTGCCGCGCAGGTTGTTTTAACCGCTGAAACCCAGCTTGCCGCAATTACTGCAATCAAGGCTGCCGTAAATATCAAAGGTGCTGTTTTCATTAATGGTGCCACCGATGAAGTGCGCGAGGATTTGGCAGAGTGGTCAAGCGCTAACAGCGTTTTGATTTATGACGTTTTCAGTAATGCGGCGAACCTCGAAATTGCAACCAGCAATATTGTTTGGCAGATCAAGCTTGCCGGGCATAAAAACTACCGCATGCTTTATAGCAAATCTGGCAATCGCCGCTTTGCAGCTTCTTACATGGCGCGCGCTCACGTTGTTAACTTCAACGCTGAAAACAGCGCATTAACCATGCACCTGAAAGAGCTGGCAGTTCCGGCCGAGGATTACAGTCAAACCGAAATCACCAAAGCCAAAGCTGTTGGATTGGATATTTACACCAACGTTAAAAATACTCCAAATATTTTTGCTTCCGGCGCTAATGATTTCATGGACAATCAATACAATCTGATTGCCTTCATTGATGCGGTGCAAGTTGGCCAGTTCAACGTATTGAAACTGACGCCAACTAAAATCCCGCAAACTACACCCGGCGTTAATAAGCTTGTCGATCAGGCCGAAAAAGACGCTCGCCGCTTTGTGCGTGCCGGTGTTTTCGCTCCTGGCGTATGGTCCAATCCTGATACCTTCGGCGACTTCGATACATTCAATCGAAGCATTGAGCAGTTTGGTTTCTATGTTCTTGCTGGATTGCTCCGCGATCAGCCGCA